CAACTGTTGCCGTTTTTTCTATTGTACTAATACTTGTTCCATTAGTGACATTAAAGGTATAAGTTGAGCCGTCGGTCATATAAATAGTGTATGTATCAACATTACCAACTGTTGCCGTTTTTTCCAATCTATCTATTGTTCCGCCTGTTTCACCTTTTAACATTACTATTTCAATTTCTTTATCTAAAGTTGCCATAATTTACCCCCTCACATCAAATTCAATATCTAATATTCCTTTTAGAATTGTAAATGTATCTAAATTTGCTTTAATTTCTAAATCATAATAATATTTTTTAGGCTCTAAATTTTGTGTATCGTCGGGTGCAACTCTTACTTTATAATAATAATCTTCACCGTCTATATGGTCTAAAAATATACCACTATTAAGTGACTTTTGAAAAATAAATGTTTCATCATCATAATTACTTTTAACTGTAAAATATGCACTCGATAATGGTTGTCCTATATCTTTGATTTTAAATCCAAAAGATAATGTGTCGCCCCTAGTCATTTCTAAATTTAAGTTATTTTTAAACATTCTCATTTTATCACCCCTTAAATCCACCTACTGCAATAATCAATTTGAACTTTTGTTAAATCGCCTGTCCAACTAATAACATTTTTACCAACATTTAGCCATAAATTTTTAAAATCGCCTATTACATATCTATTTAAAAAATTTTTAGTGTTAGGGTCATAAGCATTTTGACTTTGTGTATCTAATACCATTGAGCCATTTAAAGTGATTACAAACACTTCTATTCCATTAAGTGATAAATTAATCGTTCCACTTCCGAAAATCGTTATAACAGGCTTTGAATAGATATTTCCGTTGTTTCTAACAATTAAATTTTGGCTTGCTTCTGTAAAATTAAATGTTTTAGTATTTTCGATATTTGAATATTTGAAAGGTTGTGTATGAATTGTTATTTTAGCCTTTTTAAATCTTAATAATTTTTCAAAATCAATCTGATTAAGTGTAGTAAAATTGTAGTATTTATCAGGCTCATTTGAAAAAGTTATTTGACCCTGTGTATTAAAGTATTCTATGACATCATCAACGTTATAATTATAAGATAATCCAATTTCAAAAGTCTTATCGTATGCACCATAACCTAATTTATTAATTGTGTCACCGTCCACGCCGTCAATTTCTTCTGCGGTATATCTTATTTTAGGTTTAGTGATAGGCGGTAAAGATGTGATAATTAATCCATTTATTAATGTTGATTTTTTCCCATTTATAATAATGTAATCTCTCATTTTACCACCTCATTATGTATATATTGCTTTTGTGACCGTATCACGAACGAAACGTCCTGCTACTTCATCATCTAATTCAATCTTCATTTGGCTTAATGCTTCTTTAAATGCTTCAATTAATGAATTATAATTTGTTGCATTATTAGAGCCTGTAATCATATATTCACCACTTGGTGTTATAGCCGTTGAAATATCACTTGCTAAACTTCTTACTTGGTCGATTAATTGTGGGCTTGCTTTTTCTAGTGATTGTGTCATTCCCTCAATCATATCAGGCATATATGTTTCATAATCTCTTAATGGACCTACATCAGGACGTGAGAAATGCAAGAATGATTTTATTTTATCTGCAACTTTTCCCACTGCTTCACCAATCTTACCAAACATTGATTTAATACCATTAATTAAACCCTGTATCATATCTTTACCCCAATTAAACATTTGTTTAGGTAAGTTTTTAATGCCGTCTATAATGCCTTTAACAATTTGACCCATTGTTTGACCTATATTACCTAACATTGACATAATACCGTCTATTAATCCGCCTATTAAATCGCCACCTGTTGAAATCATTTTAGGCAATCCCTCTATTAATCCTTTTACAATAGACATTATAATCTTTGGCAACATAGCAACTAATTTTGGTATTGCTTGAACTATACCATTTATAAGAGCCGTTAATATTTCTATACCTGCTTCAATAATTAATGGTAAATTTTCCATTAATACCTCAATTATGGTTTCAATTATCTGTGGTAAGTAATCAATTAATTTAGGTATTGCAATATTTAATCCCTCAATTATTCCAACTAATAAATTTTTTCCTGTTTCTATAATTAAAGGTATATTATTCATAAATACATCTATTATTTGCATAATAATATCAGGCAACATTCCGATTAATTTTGGTAATGCTTCTGAAATTCCGTTAATCAATGCTAAAATGCCTTTAATACCTACATCAACTAATTGTGGCAACATTGACAATAACATTTCTACTATCTGCGGTATTAATTGGGCTATTGTATCAATAACACTTGGTAATACTTCCATAATAGCATTTAAAGATGATTGGACCGCTTCAATTAATATAGGTAATGTTTCTTGAATTAAAGGCGGTATTTCTTTTATCAAAATAGGGACAACTTCCTTTAATAATCCACTTACTAAATTTGCAATACCTTTGATTGTATTTTGAATTGTTGGGATTAAGTTTTTAGCCGTTGTCATAATACTATTTACTAAATTATCAATTAATCCTGATATATCACTACCGCTTGCAATACCTGTTAAAAGGTTTTGCCACGCACCTGCCATTGAATTAAAACTACCCTCAATAGTTTCGCCTGCTTCTTTGGTTGTTGTTCCTGCTATACCCATTGATTTTTGCATTACAGAAATAGCATTTACAATATTTGCAAAAGACATTGAACTTCCGTCAACTGTCACACCTAATTCTTTTTGAACATCTGTCATCTTACTAGCGTCTGCAATTAATCTTTGCATTTCACCCTTTGTTCCACCATAACCTAATTTTAAGTTATAAGCATAGTGTAGTTTTGTTTTGCAAAACCCTGATAAGCATTTTGTATCATTTCCATAGATGTTCCCATTTTATTGGCATTGTCTGACATATCAATAATGGCTCTATTACCAACTTCACTTGCTTTTTTAGTGTCACCACCTAAAGATGAAATCAAACTAGCACTAAATGATGTTATTTGTTCCATATATTGATTTGCACTTATACCTGCGGTTTTATATGATACTTCCGCATATTTCATAACTTGGTCCGCACTATCACCAAATAAGGTTTCAACACCACCCGTTAATTGTTGATATGCTTTATAATTACCTACTGCTTGCTTACCAACATTAATTAATGCACCGCCTAATGCTTTTAATCCATTTACTGCACTTCTAATAACATCTGTTGCAAGATTAGATAAAACACCCTTAAACACGGTAAAACCGTCACTTGCACCTTTGGTCTTTTTTCCTGCGTCCTCAACACTATCGCCTAAATCATCAGTATCTTTTTCGGCTTCTTCCATAGCCTTTGATAACTGCTTAATTTCATTCTCTGTCTTATTAATATCTGTTGTTGCATTATTCATTTGAATTCTTAAATTAGACATTGATTGTGCATTTGCATTTTGATTAGCCGTTGATTTTTTTACTTCTTTTTCTAATTCTGCAACAACTTTTTCTTGTGCTAGGTATTCTTTAGATGTTGCCCCTAAAGTAGTTTTAATTCTTTCTAACTCGGCTTTTTCTTCGTCATAAGTTTGAACTAGAGCATTATGTTTATTAGTATTTTCTTCATACTTTTGGCTCATAGAGGTATATTGAGATTGTAAAACTTTTAATTTATTATTTTGTTCTTCTAATTTTGAATTCAATACGGTTGATTTACTAGACAATGCTTCAATAGAATTATCATTTTTATCGTATGCAGAAGCAACTACATTCATTTGTGATGAAACTTCTCTTAAATTCTGTGTAATCTGTGCTAATGCTTGTCTATATTCACTTTCACCTGTAAGTTTGACCGCACCACCAAAACCTGCCATAATTTCACCCCCTATTTAATCCAATATTCGTTTTTATTTCGATTTTCTTTGATTTCCTCATATGTTTTACCACTTTTAAACAATAACATTTCTAAATCCCAATTATCTTTATAATGTTGATAAAGTTTGTTAAACATATAAAGTGTCAAGCGACCCGTTTCTTTAAAAGACAAGCCTAATTTAGACTTGCCTATAAAGTAAAACCACGATAAGTCTAAAACGGGATTATCTATTTCGTCCTCGTCGTGGATTATTCGTTTTTTTGGTCGGATTTAGTGCTTTCGATTACTGTTGTATTCATTTTTAATGTTGCTTCTCTTAATCCGATTTCTGTAAGCATACGCCCCACTTGTTTATGTGTTAAAAATTCGATTTTTTCGTCTTTTTCTCTTAACTCGTTGTCAATATCAATACCCTCGTTTAACATAGCCGTAAAACCGAAAACAACTGCTTTTGCGTTTGGCTCGCCTTTGCTTGCGTCTGTTAAAGCACCCCAATTATCAAGTGTGCCGTATTCATCTTGTATTACTTCCATTACATTTAAGTTAAAAACTAAATTATATTTATTTCCTTTATATTCGATTTCATTTCTCATTTCTTTCATTTCATTTTTCCTCTCTCGAATTTTATTCTTTTATCTTCGTAATCTATTCCTAATTCTTTTAAATCATCAATAAAATATGGTGTTCTATGTTTCCAATGTCTAATACTTTTAATAATCCTCTCACCGTCTATATGTTGAACTAAACAAGGTCTATATATAATATGAGATAATCCTAAATTTCTTAATGCTTTACATTCTAAAACATCATATTGTATACATTCAGTAGTTTTTGAAATTTTTTCAATTTCGTTTGCTACTATTAAGGACAAACCTTTAGGGTAATAAGTACATTGATTAGAAGAAAATATATAACTTCTTTTAGTTTTAAAGTAGTCATTAGGAAATGAGAAGAAATTAATAATATCATTAGGGTATTTATTAATTACTTCTTCAATTTCCTTTTTAAAATCTTTACATAGTATTAAATCATCTTCTAATAATACACTATCGGTATTACTAATTATTTTTAATTGTTCTATAAACGATTTTAAAGGCTTATATTCTTTATCTACTAATAATATATAATCTATTTGATTATAACTATTATCTAATTTTCTATCTAATGTAGTTCTTACATAATAATTAATTTGCTTCATCAAATAATGCTAATACTTCATCAATAGTTATATCAGTTATAAAACTTGTAGTCGTTACACCGCTAAGAATAGAAATAATTGGTTTAGATACAGTTGAATTTTCATAATCCGAATAAAATATACTAAATGGTCCTAACGGCTCATACCAAACCATATTCGCTAATGTTGAACTATTATTTGTATCATATGTTTCAAAACTGTCAGTGCCAATTTTAAAAGTAATTCTATATTCTATTGGAGTATCACTATTGTATGGTGTTATTTTAATATAATTATCTGAAGCAAAAGCTAAACGAATAAATTTTTCAGAATTACTAATATCTTCATTAATATTAACACCTTTACTAGTTAATAATTGTAAAAATTTGCTATAATTAAATGTTTTACCTTTAATTGCATAAAATATCTCTCCGTCTGATTTTAAATCAGTAGAGCCCCCACCTTGTGGTACTGCATATTTAGTATCGCCTACTTGTAAACCTGTTAAATCGGCTTCTGTTCCTACAAGTGTAGGATTAGCAACAACTGTTGTACCACCACTTCCGCCTGTGTAATCATCTGCTATACTGTCGATTGTTTCACTAATTGTTTCGCCTGTTGGCTCAACGCCATTTACTATTAAACCTAATTTTCTTAATTTCTCTGTAATTTTTCCCATAATATTTTATTCCTTTCTTTTATAAAATTAGGGGTAAGGGATTAAACCCCACCCCTTATTGTGTGTTTATTATTCGTTTGCGTCCCATACTGCATATAAAGTCATATCACTATTTGGTGTAATAGGACTTGTTAAAACTGTTGTTGAACTTGGATTTGTTCCCCAACCTTTAAAAGTATGACCTGCATAAGTTAAACCTGTACCGTTATCTAATACAACACTATTTCCTGCAACAACTGTTTGACTATCAACTGTTCCACTTCCACCGTTTGCATTATATGTAATAGTATAAGATGTTGATTGACCGAAAACACCCTCTAAATATGTGATTGCGTCTGCCTTTGTTGAGAAAGTCTTTGTTTTAGACCAATCACCGTTTGCAAGAGCATTTACTGTTCCTTGACATTCAAATGTATTGAATTCAACGCTTTCACCTTTAGTATTATCTTCTTGGCTTGGCTCACTAAATTTACACTTAAATAATATTTCAACTCTATATTGTAAAACATTATTTACCATTTCTGTAATTATACGTCCTAAACCAACGTATGGTGCTACATCTGTTGTCTTTCTAACTAATTCGCCGTCTGCATTTACAGTATGACCTAATAAATTCGCCATTGTTGTTTGGTCGTATTTATCAATACCGATTGTCACAGTACCATTATTAAATGTTGTGTCGCTTTCTGCTAAATAATCATCAGCATACAATTTAGCGTCATTATTGTTTACTTCAACATTACAAGAAATAGCCTTTGCAGGTGTTAAAGCACCCGCATAACTAGGTGTTCCGTCTTGTGCTTCTGTTAAGATTGCATATCTAAAGTTATTTAAACCTATCTTTGCCATTTATTCATTTCCCCTTTCTATTGCAAAACATAATGTTTTATGATAATAACCTGTATCATCTTCAAACATATCTTGACTATCACGGGCAGGTTGCCACGTAAAGCCGTTATTTTTCATTATTTCTTTGACCGCTTCAACTATTGCTAAATAATTTCCCTTTGAAAATATATCAAAATCATAATATGATACATAACCTAATATTTCATCATCACCACTATATGAATTAGACTTGTCCCATTCCATATAAGTAATGTAAGTTGTTGAT